AGAAGAGGAAGAAGAAGAGGGCGACGAAAAACCAGAGGGCGCCGAGGAAGAGGAAGAGGAAGCAGGAGAAGAGGGCGAGGATGAAGAAAAGAAAACATCTAAGATCATCAGCAAGATGGTTGAAAAGGGCGTTGAGGCAGGTGTTAAAAAAGCAAAAATTGGAATGGAAGTTGGATATAAAAAAGCTATCAAAGAACACAAGGACTTAATGACTAAGCGCGCAGGCCTATACAATCCATCAGTTCGCAAGGGGATTGATAGAGTTGCAGCAAATGTGCGTATTAGAAAATATATTGGCGCGTTGATCGTTGGAGACAATCAAGAATTAAAGGAAATGATTGCAAACGATTCTGGTCTTAGCAAAAAGGACATGTCAACAACCGATGCAAATGGTGGATACACTATTGATAGCGAGTTAAATGCAGAGGTTCAGCACTTGATGACAGAGTATGGTGTCGCAAGACGTGAGATGTTTAATGTCACACTTTCCAAGGGCGATCTAAAATTAAATAATCTAACAACCGATGTCTCGGTTACATGGACTGATGAAGCAGCAGACAAGACATCGACAGAGGCAGTAATTGGTCAGGTCACATTGGCTCTAAAGAAAATTGCAGCAATCGTGCCATTGACAGAGGAATTGTTAGAAGATACCGAGATCGACATGTTCGGATTCTTGGCAGAACGTTTCGCAGAAAAGATGGCAGAAAAAGAAGATCTTGCATTTTTCAAAGGCGATGGAACATCCACTTATGGAAGTTTCACTGGGTTGCTTAATAACACAGACATAAACGAGGTCACCATGACAGGATCAACGTTTGCATCAATCGATGTGGATGACTTGATGGACATGGAGGATGCAACACCATCTGGAGCGATTAAAGATGCGAAGTATTATTTGAATAGAACAATCCGCACATTTATCAGAAAGTTAAAAGATGATAATGGCGCATATATCTATTCGCCTGCAGCAAGTGGAGAGCCAGCAACAATCAACGGTTATCCGTTCGTGATTGTTGAGGCTATGCCAACAAAGGCAGATACAGCAGCGGAGACATCATTCGTGTTATTCGGTAGCATGAAAAAATGTGCATGGTTCGGTACTAAAGGAGCAATGAAAGTCAAAATCGCAGATCAGGCAACAGTTAGAAATACTGCTGATAATGCGGATCTTGATTTATTCATGCAGGACATGGTTGCGTTGAGAGTTGTCGAGCGTGTTGGGTATGTAGTTGTACTTGCAACAGCAATGACAAAACTTACAACAGCAGCATCGTCTGCTTAAGTAGTGGATCGGTAGAGTTATCTATTTTGAAAGCACGGGATCGATTGATCTCGATCCCGTGCTTAACTAAAAAGATAATATGACAAATTATACATACAAGGATAAAAAGACAGGGAAAAAGGTTTTTTCAGATCGGCCAATAAAGGATCCGAAATTGGTGCTGGTTTGTCAGGTTCGCAATGGCCAGATGAATTCAAATAAAACTGTTAAAAAATAAATATGTCAGTCAACAAAGCATATACAACCGAGGCAAAGATTAATTCGTTTTTAAATACCACAATCGTAGTTGGTTCTGCGGATGATTTTATAAATGCTGCGGTTGCAACGATTGACAAAATCACAGGCAGGAATTTTATTGCAGAGACAGTTGCCCGGGCAAAGGTATTCAATGGCGATGGTGGCACAAAACTTATTCCAGATGAGTCGACAGTTGTTTCAAAGGTTGAGCGCGGACTGGATGCGTTCGGGGATTCATTCGAGACAATTTCAGAGGGTGGCTCAAATGGTTATTTTACATCACCGGGCAATATCACAGACGATGCAGGGGCCATAATTTCGCCTATTAAAGCGATTATATTGAGGAGTAGGAATTGGATCAAAGGATGCCAGAATGCTCGCATAACGGCAAAATGGGGATTCTCAACAGCAGTTCCAGATGATATAAGTTTCGTGGCTACGATTCTTGCTGCAGGAATGTATAATTTTAACAGGCAGGAAAGCGCGGGAGATATTAAATCAGAGAAGATTGGATCTTATTCGATCACATATCTTGGCGAAAGTAGCAATGGCGGTTGGGGCGCGTATAAACAAGCGCTTGAGATTTTACAAAGATATATAAAAGTAGCGATGTAATATGAGTATTGACAGATTTTTCGACACATTATTTTCAGTCAGTCGCATGACATGGACCGGGGATTTATCCGAGGAGAGTGTTGTCGGTACGTTCGAGGGGCAGTTGCAAATGATTGATTTAGAAACAGTGGCCAATGTTACAGGAATGTCAACAAAGAGCAACTATGTCTGGTGTGCAGTTGATACAGATGTGCAGGTTGGGGATACGCTCACGGATCCAGATGGCCAGACATACTCGGTGCGCGGGATTCAAAAGATGAATTTCGATAGTGCAAACAATAAACATTTACAGTTATTAGTTGAGGAGGATGAGATCTTATTGAGTTAAAACCATATGGCAAATTTCACTATCAAAGTCAAAGGGTTGATTGAATTACAGCGAGCCATTAAACGAAATCCAAAAACCACAATCAGGGAGATCCAGAATTTCCTCGTCAGGGGAATTGCAAAATACAAAAGTCAGATAAATAGTAACCCTTGGAAAGTTGGCCAGAGTGGCAGAAAAAGGGGCGTGCCGGTTGATACATCAAATTTGCGACAGTTACACCAGACGATTTTTGAGAAGTACAAAGCGCGGATATTTCCACGAAATGTCAAATATGCAAGATGGGTTCATGACGGCACGAGGGTCATGCGCGAGAGGCCATGGCTTGATCAAGCAAAGGATGATCAAGAACCAAAAATCAATGAGCTTGCGGATCAGATGTTAAAAAATATAGTTTCAGCTTTAGCTAAATAAAAATATGTCGCAAATAGGATACACAGAAATAACACCAGCACTCAAGATAATTTTTGAATCAGTCTCGGAGATTGCTGAGGTGTACGCTTTCCCACAATCTAAATATACTAAATATCCATCGTTAGTGTTTAGGCCCGCGCAGTTCTTGAGTGAGTTTGACACTACGAATCAAAATCGTGATGTGTATGAGTACGATGCTTATATCGTTGTTGGCCAGACAAAGGGCAAAACACAGGAGCAGTTGTGGGAGGAAGTTATGCCAAAAGCGTTCGATGCCATAAATCAGGCACTTTCGGCAGGATGGGATCTCGCGATCGCTGGCAGAACCACAGTGCAGTTATTGGCAGGCGATTGGGTTCCAGACAATGGACAAGATGGATATATGGTCGTCGCAGCAATGCGAATTATAATCACAACGTTAAACACTAATTAATAAAATAAATTAATATATAATTATATGAGTGAAATCATAGGAAAACAAATTCAAGTCGGGGTCGGTACAGAGGAGAGTCGAGGAACACCGTCAACCGTAGCAGAGAAGTGGATGCCAAAAGTAGTGGCAAATGTTATTGAACGAGCCGAAAAAACAATCGACGAATCAAGCCAAGGAAATGTCGAGGATACAATAGGCGCGCGCGTTACTAAAAAATGGTACGAGGGCGATCTTGAGATGAACGTGCAGGCCGATGCTATTGGTTATTTTCTATATAATCTATATGGCGCGGATACAGCATCGGTTGTTGCTGGGTCGGTTTATCAACATATTTTCAAGATGGCGCAGAATATTATTCATCCATCGCTCAATCTATTCATGCACGATGGATCAATATCAAAAGAGGTTTTGAGTAATGGGATGGTTAGCACGCTTGAGATTCAGGCCAATGTCGATGAGTATGTCAAAGCGATTATTAATTTCGTTGCAAAGACCGGGGCAGCAAATACAGACACGCCAAGCTATGATACAGAATATGATTTTATAGGCAAAGACATCACAGTCAAAGTTGCTGCGACAGAGGGCGGATTGGCTGGGGCAACTGAAACAGTGATCAAGAGTGTAAATATAACTTTTGACACTGGACTTATTCGAGATCATGTCATTGGCGAATACAATCCAGATGATATTTATAATGCCAAGCTATCGATCGAGGGCGAGATGGTATTGAATTATATTGATGATACTTTCAAAGATCTATTTACAGGGGATTCATATCAGTATATAGAGATTACGATTCAAGATACATCAACAGATCTTGGTGGTGGCAATAATCCATCGTTAACACTATTGCTCAACAGGGCTTCGGTTATCGACTGGACACGTGAGGGCGGGCAAGATGAATTGGTTACGCAGACTGTTAGATTCAAGGGATTATATAATACAAGCGACAGTCAGCAATCAGAGCTCACATTGCAGAATTTGACTGCGGAATACGACACAGGAATTAGTTAATAAATCATAAGCCCCGTTGTTTCGACGGCGGGGCTTTTATAAAATATATATGCGAGAAATAAAAACGATAAAATTGGGAGAGTTGGAGATTGATATTATTACAGCGCTAACATGGGGAGAGGCCAGCGAGATCCAAGCAGTGCTTTATGAGGCAGCACAAGTTGGAGGCATTAAGCCCGGTGCAGAAGCAAAGGACGTTGAGGTTAACTTGGGGCTTGGCAAATCCATGATCGATGCTAAATACAAAATGGCGGAGGTGTGTATTAAAGAGATCCGACAGGGCGATCAAAAAATTCCATATACAAAAGATTGGCTTTATGGTTTAGAAGTTGATACAGGGAATGAATTGATGGAAGAGCTGGACAATGTGGGTAAAAAAAAATAATCACTCTTAATGTTGCGGTGGATCAAGTACAAGGAAAAAAACAACCAAGCGACATTGTCATCTTTGAAATGTTATCGGAAAGGTATCATTGGCCACCGCAACAAATAAGAGACATGCGACAGGATGACGTGTTGAATTACTTAACAATAATCAGAGCCAAAAACAATATCGAAAAGGCTCAACAAAGAAAAAATGCCAGACACTAGAACGCTCCAAATTTTGCTAACGATGAAAGACACAGCGACAAAGGAAATGCAAAAGTTGGGCAAACAATCAGAGAAGATGCAAAAGTCATTTAAAAAAATGGCAGTTGTTGGTGTTGCTGGTTTGGCTGCAATTACAGTTGGGATTGGAAAGGCGGTCAAAGATGCCGGAGTAATGGAGGGCGCACTTGCAAAATTCAATACAGTATTCGGCGATGGTAGAGAAGATATGCTTGATTTTGTAAATACTATACGAAAGGAAATGCCAACAGCGCGCGCGGAGATTATCGCAATGGCATCCGGTGTTCAAGATCTGCTCGTTCCTATGGGATTAGCAAGAGATGAATCACAGGAGATGACAAAAAGGTTTTTAGATTTATCAAACAAGATTGGAGCGTTTAACGACGTAAATCCAGAACAAGTGCTTAATGCTATCAAATCGGGACTTGTGGGCTCTAGCGAGCCATTAAGGGCATATGGTGTGGATGCTAGGGTGGGAGCACTGGAAACGGTTGCATTGAATGAGGGGCTTATTCAGGCAGGGCAATCATTCGCGGATCTAACACCAGAAGTCGCAGCACAGGTTCAGGCGCAAGCGTTATTATTACAGATTACAAATCAAAACTCTGATGCGATTGAGGGGTTTGCAGAAAACCAAGACAGTTTCATTCGTAGACAACAGGAATTAAAAGCAACGATGGAAGATGTTTCGGCCACTATCGGGGAAATATTTTTGCCAATCATTGACGATATGTTAAAAAAACTATTGCCACTTATTAGCAAAGTTTCAGATTGGATAAAAGAAAATCCCAAATTGGCCAAGACAATTATTATTGTTGTGGCAGGGCTCACAGCGTTGCTTGCGGTTGTTGGTTTGTTAGGGTTGGCGTTGCCGGCGATTATATCTGGATTTACACTTTTGCTCGGGCCCGTTGGATTGGTTATTCTGGCCATTGGCGCATTGATAACAGTCGGCGTGTTGTTGTGGAAAAACTGGGATAAAATCAAAGATGCTGCGAGCAATGCTTGGGGTGGTATCAAGAATGTTATTGTTGGAACAGTCGAGAGTATACAGCAAGCCATCAAGGATATGATTAATGGTGTGGTTGATAAGTTGAATTTTCTAGTCAGGCAATCAAATAAAATTCAGGGCGGATTAAATAAAGTGCCAGGGGTTAATATTCCATTAATTCCAGAGATCCCTCGCTTGGCCAAGGGTGGCATTGTTACGAAGCCGACAATCGCATTGATTGGAGAGCAAGGGCCAGAGGCGGTTGTGCCTCTTAATAGAAACAGGCAGGGTGTGGGCGGTGGTATTGTGATCAATGTATTTGGAGATGTTTCTGGTCAAGAATTAATTACAAAAGTTTCAGAGGGCATAATGAGCGAGTTGAGAACAAATTTGCGAGTGCCACTTTAAT